CGCAGGCTGGGCAGGGCGGCAACTGCACAGTGGTGGCGTCCACCCATTCCACCTGCTCGTGGCTGATATGTGTCTGGAGCGGCGTCGCGCTTTTATGCTGGGTGCCGTGATGCGCGCACTCGATCTGCCCGATGAGGCCTGCGCAGTGATGATATTCGCAGTCGGGCCGGTGGCAGTGGTATTCGAGATTGCCCTGCTCGTCGATGTTGTGCAGCATATTTTCCTCGCTTCCTAATATTGAATGGTCATATTGCCAGCGGCGCGGCTGTTCAGGTTGGTCGTGGTCGTGAGCGTCCAGACCTGAAATCCGTTCGCGGTCAGATTACCGGTATTTGGCGTCGTACTCATGCCGCCTGCCGGAGCCTGGTCTGCCGTATCGATGCTCACACTGACCGGCGTGGTGTTGCGCGAAATCGAAGACATGTACTGCGAGACGAGCGCGCCATTCGCATAGGTGGGACCGGCCAGGAAGTATTTGCCAATCTCCTGTTGGCCTGATGCTCGTTGCAGCACGTTGACGACCTGATTGACGTCCTGGGCCTGGATGGTATTGCCGGTTGAAACTGTATAAAGTGCCATTTTCCCTCCTAAGCGTTAAGTACCAGTATCCAGTCGGTGGTAACGGCAATGCCGCTTTGCTTGTTGTAGTTGAACATGACATGATTCATCAGCGTGCCAGTGAACAGCGAGCTGGTGGCGTTGATGCCATAGAAACCTGCCTCGGCCCAGGTGCCGTTTCCTGTAGAGCCGTTCCAGTAGACACTCACATCGGTCTGGCTGTTGGTGCTGGAAATCCCGGTCGGCTGTAAGCGCGCAATCTCGCTCACCAGCGTGGTATCGGCTGCCGACACGTTGGCAAGCGGCCCGCCTCCCACTGCGAAGTACTGGGCCCACGGGATGTCGGCCACTAAGCTGCTGCCGACATAGACAAGCAGGTAATAGCGCCCGTTATTGGTCAGGATGTTGTGCGCTTCGCGCACCTGGTAGCGCGCCTTCTCGCGTGCGCTCATGCGTGGCGCGCGAATCTGCCTGCCCGCATCGCTCCACTCGGCGCACCACCAATACTTGTATTCCTGCTCATTCTCAAATGGCGTTTCATGGATACGCAACCAGCCATCCAGTGCGATGGTTTCGCTTGTGCTGATTACGCGCAGCGCTTTCAGCAGCAGGTGGCGCAGGTAGGATTTGAGCAAGCGTTCCATATCCAGCATATATCGTTCCTTTCCTAGCCCCAGCCCGTGGTGCCGTATTTGGCGGCTGCATTGCCATATGTCGAGCTGCGGCCCGTCCCGACCGGTGTGACGGTGAATTTCTCGGTGAGATAGATGGTATCGATGGCGCTCACGTTATCCGCCACAATAGTTTGGCCAGCAGTGGTTGGGTTTCTGAGCAACGCCTTGTGGATATTCACCAGGATGCTGACGAGATCGGGATTGTACGCTCCCAGCTCGCAGGTGTATTCATAGATGCCATTCCCTTTAGCGGTGATATCGACCTTCTGCACCAGCATCGGCACTTCGGTCAGATTGTCCCAGGTGGAGCTGAATTGAATGCTCATACCTGCGGTGATGGCCGAAGGCGGCTGGGTGGTGAGCGAAATGAGGACGCGATTATCACTGAACTGCACCAGTTCGGCGAGTGCGCGTTGGATGGCAGCGGTCACCGAGTTGAGCGAGGTATCGTTGACCTTGCTATCAAAGGTGTGGTTGGAGAACTTGGCAATGCTGTTGAGCGCCGCCTCACGCACGATGACGTTCGCTTCATACGTGTAGGTGCATTGGACCGAGACGCCATTGCCCGGCGCGGTCTGGAGGTGGAGCTTGGTCCCTGCCTTGTCGTAGGTCGCGGTATAGCCATTTTGCCCGAGCGTATTGACCCCATATACGCCGGTTTTCTGCCCAACGCCTCCCACTGTCACGCTTGACACATTGTATGGCTGCTGAGAAAGCGTGAAGTCTTTGGTGGTGCCGTCTCCGGTAAAGGTATCGGTGATGGCCGGGGCAATGAACTTTCCGCCAAAAACCTTGATGCGGTTTTTGATCTGGCTGCCATCAAGCGACCATTTGTAGTTGTAATAAGGATAGGTAGGCAGACTCCCATCGGTTGGATTGGCGTTCGGCTGGTTGGTCGGGTCGTTGCCAAAGAGGCCAAAGGGTGCCTGCGCGTAGCCGGGCGGGGCATAGTGCAAATCGAAGTAGTTATCGACATAGAAATAATAGGCGCTATTGTTCGCCAGCGTCTGGCAGAGGTCTTTCATCGTTTGATCGGTTACCGAGAGATAATCGATATAGGCCCCTGAGATGACATTATTCGTGGTGATGACCTGATAGACGTTGTTTTGCAGACCGGTATTTGGGTAGTTTGCCGCCACCACGAAATTTTGTTGAATGGAGGTGGTGATAATGGCGCTATCTTGCTGGCCCTGATAGTTCGCGTTGATGAGGTAAAGCGTATCGAGCAAAAAGCTGATGGACGCCATGGTGAGGGTCCAAATTTTGTATTTGCCCTCATAGGTTGCCTCACATTTGGTGATGTAGCCCGCGAAGACCCGCGTCTGCCGAACATAGGTCTGATCTGGCAGAATTTGCCCCGTCCCACTGATAGCACTCGGGTCAGTGGCCGTGAAGTGGTCATACTGGCAGCCTGCCCCGCTGTTGGTGTTACCCAGGACAGCGAAGCCGCCCGCGCCGGTGATACTGGTATCGATGGCGGTCACTGTCCATGAACCAGGCTCTGAAGTACCATCTTGCCAAATTTTGCCGTAGATCGTGGAGCCGTTGATCTGTAGCTTGAACCAGTAGAAGGTGCCTGGCGTCATGCTAAAGGTTGTGCTGGTAAGCTGTGTATTGGTGCCATTCACGGCCTTGTTGATATGAATATTGCCGCTATACCACAGGAGCTTGTAGCAGGAGGTGCCAGAAGCAGAGGAGAAGCGGCCCTGGACACCAGCGATATCCCCGCTGTTGTTGATCGCAATCCTGCATGTAATGAGCGGATTTTGCAGCGTTTTTGAGCCAAGCTGCGCATGTACATCGCCGCCCCCGGAGGCTGCAATGATGCCCTCGTTGTTGCTGATGCTGTTGGCGTTGGCAGCACCCGTAAAGGTCCAACTCTCGCCATAGGAGGCCACGCCCCAGCCGTTTTGATTGGCTCTCACAAATGTATCGGTGGAGGTGGTGGCCACCTGGGCAGGTCCGCAAAACGGCGTCGGGTAGGTGACGCCTTCGTTGGCAAACCACACTGGTTCAAGCTGGATGCCGAAGTACTGCACTGTACCGGTAGCGTTGCTGCCACCGATGCCAAAGATTACCTGCGCCGAAACGGTGTTTGCGGGTGCGACTCCTGAGATGGAGACGCGAATCAGTCCATTGGTGGAGGTACGGGCGATGTCTGACACTACTGGGGGTAATGTGTTGCCGACCGCATCAAGCCAGGTGATTTGCGCAATGTTGTTACCATTGGTGATGGTGCCAGGAATGTTGATATAAAATGAGAGCATATACTGCACGCCTGGCACAATGTAGCCCGCCAGGATGTTTTGCCAGATATAGGCGGATCCCGCGCTGGCATTGGATGCCACAAACTGCACACCCGGTGAGAGATCGGAGCGAGTCACACCGGTATTGGTCGCAACATACCAGGAGTTTGCGACTGGCGCATCCAGGTGGCCGTTAATGACGAAATTGTGTGTGGGATTCGGCAGACCCGTCTCATCAATGCACACATAGGTTTGCTGGGGAGAAATAGAGAGCGTGGGTGTAGCCTCCCAGAGCTGCAAGCTGGCTGTCGCCATCGGATTGTTGATGACGCTCGAAATCTTGATCGATTCCACCGGCACGCTTGCTCCAGGCGCGGAGGAATTCCCGCTGACGTTGACACCCCCGATCACATGCAGCATCGCTACAACCTCCCGCCCGAGGTGATGTTGGGCAAATTCGCATAGCTGCGCATGAGATTAGCGATTTGTTGTCGAATGGCGCTCGCGATATCGTCTGGACTGCCGCTGCCCCCGGAGACGTTGATGTTGAACGTATGACCACCGCTACCGGAGAGGACTGAGCGTGTGACGCCTGCCGGGAGGATAGAGGAGCCTTGCGGATTATACAGCAGCTCAGGCCCCTGCTCGCCCACGACCGACCAGCCTCCAGGAAGATTGCTGCCACCTGCCGCGTGTCCTGCCAGTGCTGGCGCGATCACATTGATACCGAACTGGATTCCAGGCGTTCCAGCAGGAATAGCATTTTTGATGGCATTGATAAAATTCTCGATGAGCTGCTTACCCCAGTCAGCAGCTTTGTGGGCCAGGTTCACAAAACCATTTTCGATATTGCTCCACAGCCCTTGAAGTGGCTTCGAGACGTAGTTCGTCCAGGCCGAGCTGAAAACGGTGGAAAGGTTGTTCCAGAAATCGGCGACCGGCTTGGCTACATAGTTGCTCCACGCTGAGCCAAAAAACGACGAGATATTATTCCATAGTCCCTCAAGTGGCTTGACGATGTAGTTGCTCCACGCTGAGCTGAAAAAGTTGGAGACGTTATTCCACAGCGACTCAAGCGGCTTGACGATATAGTTGCTCCATGCTGAGCTGAAAAACGATGAGATATTATTCCACAGGCTTGTGAGCGGCTGGACAATGAAATTGTTCCATACGCTCGACAGAAAATTGGAAAAGGAGTTCCAGAAGGCATCCCACAGCCCGGAGAGAAAGTCAAGCCCGATCTGGAAGGCGTCCTGGATGTCTGTCCAGATGGAGCCCAGCAAATCCAGGAGATCATTCCAAATATTCGTGAAAAAGTCGCTGATATCCTGCCAGGCCTGCTTCCAGTTCCCGGAAATGATATCGAGCGCGATTTTAATCAGACCGGTGATGAAATCCCAGGCCAGCTTGATCACCTTTCGCAGCGTATCCCAGAGGGCCTTGAAAAAGGCCACGAAGTCACCCCAGTGCTGCTTCAACCAGGAAACGATTGCCGCGACGATGGGGCGCAGCCGCGTCTCCAGTTGCGCGATGAACTGCTCGACGGCCTTGACTGCCTGCAAGATATAGGGCCATAAAAAGGCAAACACCTGGCCCAGCAACTTCACAGCCCCTCCAACGACGCCGAGAATCTGCTGGATGATCCCACTTTTCTCAATCCACTGGGTAAAGCCGACGATGACCGGGATCAGTTGCTTGACCAGGCCTGTGACGACCGGCAAGAGTTGCAGGCCAATTTTGATAAGCAGCGCGTCAAAGGCGGCTTTGGCATCCTTCAATTGCTGATTCAGCCCTTGCTGGGTGGTGGCAAAGGCATCTTGTGTGGTTTGCCCATTTTTCATGTGCTGGGTAATAGTCTGGATGGTGTTGCCGAACTGCTTGTAGTGATCGCGCAAGTACATCACCGTTTTTGCGGCAGTGCTGTTGTTGTTCATCAGCTTGAGCAGTTCCGAGTTATTGCCCCCGGTGATCTGGTTCAAGTACTGGACCTGCTGGTACAAGTCCATGGACTTGAACTTCTGCTCGTCAAAGGAAATGCCCAGCTTTTTGGCATTTTTCGCGAGGCTATCCGTTTTGAGTTCTAGCTGGATCAGGGTATTGTTCAGGTAGGTCGCCGCCTGGCGTGCAGTCGTGCCGCCGTTGGTAAAAACAGCCAGCGCGGCATTGGTATCCTGGAAAGGCTGCTTGGTTTGTGCCGTGATTGAGCCGAGTCTTCCGACCACTTTGGCATAATCACCCCACTCCATTTTCCCAGCCGTTACCGTGGCCGTCAGTTCATCCATAATGTTGCCAGCTTGCGCACCTGAAAGGCCAAAGGCATTGAGGGCGCTGGTAAGGGCATCAGCCGCAACTTTGGCGCTGAAGTGGCCGGTTGCCGCCGCTTCGCCACTATACTGCAAAACTTTCAGTGCATCCGCCCCTTGAAAGCCTGCCGAGGCCACAAAGTAGAGTCCTTCTGCAAGGTCTTTCGGCGCTTGCCCAAGTTGAGGAGCCATCTGCAAGATCGCATCGCTCATCTGCTGTGCCTGTTGCTGGGTCATGCCGGTGAGCGCCTGCACTTTGAGCATGGATTGCTGGTAGTCCGCGGCCATTTGTGTGGAGACAGTGCCAATCAAGCCAACTGCCAGGCCGACACCACCTGCGATGCCTGCCACAGCGCCGAGGACGGGATCTATCGAGGCAAGGCTGGAGACGACGCCGCTGATGACCGACGACGCCGTGTTTTTCGCCGTAATGAGCAATCGCAGCGACATATCCATGAGCGAGTCGTCTCCTTTCTTTCTCGGCTATCAAGGGTTGTTTTGGCGGCGCACCAGTTCGGCATTGGCAAGCAGTTCGGCCTGCCAGAGCAGTCTTTGCTCTTCGACCATGCGGCCTGGCGCAATCTCATAGCCGGTATAGCCTTTGAGGCCAAAAAGCTGGATCATTGTCCTGTCTGCGAGGGCGAGCCAAACGGATTCAGGACAAGCGGCAAGGGTGCAATCCCCGCAGAACCAGCGGACGCTTGCGCTAAAAAAGCCTCCTGCTCCTCCTTGCTCATCGGCTTGTTGAGCTTGCCAATCTCATCGGCGATAAACTGGGCGTCTTCCGGCATGAGCGTTGCCAGTACCTGTTTTCGTACCTCCAGGTTCTGGGTAATGATGTTGCCCTCTTTGTCCAGCAGTTGCGGCCAGGGCAGCCCAATGCCCTGCTCATCGGTGAGCGTCCAGGAGACAATGCCGCGAATGAGCGTGCAGAGCTGGCTGGTGCCTGCCAGCACGCGCAATTCTGCATTTTGCTCGCTGTCGCCTTTCAAGAGCATGGCGGCATCCTGCACCCATTGCTGATCCGCCGAGGTGAAACCTTTGATCGTGACCTTCTCGTGTGGCTCCCAGTACTCCTGGCGAATCTCCTTTGTGGCCACTCGTCGTCGTCTCATCCTGTTTTCCTGCTTTCTTCTGTAGTGTCTGCGCCACTTATGCCGCATAGTTGGCCGGGAGCTGCATCTGGGTGATGAGCTGGTATTCGCCATGCACACCAGCCCCAAAGGCGTTGAGGGTATACTCACAGACGAACTTGAATTTGGCCTCCACGCGGTCCATCTTGGAGGCGTCGCGCTTGGCCTCGGTTAATCTCGCGGCGAAGTTGAAGGTCCAGTTCTTGTAAGCCCCACCCGCGCCCACGGGCGGACCCTGGATGAGCAGTTGCAAGAGCTGCTTGATGTTCTGGCGGAACTGCTCGTACTGGATGACATCGATGAAATCCACCGTCAGCTCGATCTCGGTCTCGCGCTGCTGGCGGTAGACTTTCTGCAGCCGGTTCCAGTTGATGCTGGTATAGCTGGGCTTTTGTGGAATCTTGAAGGTGACTTTCCAGTCCACTACCGAGTTGTAGGCGGTGGTTCCGGGTGTGCCGGAGAGCGCATCGATATACCACTGCACCTGCCAGCCCGAGATGCCGAAATCATACGGCTCCCAGACACCGCCTGCACCGGAGCCGGTCGAGGAAAAGGCCCCCGGCGATCCGATTTGCGTCACATACGTGCTGGCCGCCTGGGGAGTGGTCAATCGGCTGCCAATGGTCAGCATATCCTGCGCGCCGCCTTTGGCGGTGAGCTTCATCTCTTTTTCAGCGCTGCCCTCCAGGGTCACCTCGGTAAAGTAGGTATAGGGCAGCACCACCGCATCCGCGCCGGTGTACCATTCGAGCGCGACGGATTGCAATGTGTCGCCTGCGCCTGCCGAGCTGGCCGTGTAGGTCTCCTGGAGCAGGTAGTAGCCGGAAATCTTCACGCTGCCACCGGTGAGGCCAGTTGCGCTGATGCCGCTCCCGTTGATGGTGGCGAACGCCTGCATGCTGTAATAGGTGCCGTTGCCATTGGCTGCGCCCGGAACACCACACTGGATGGTCTCAATGATGGCCTGGCCGAACCAGTTGATTCCGGCGATGGTGACGGTGCCAACCGCGCTGGAGCCGGTCACAATCACCTGGATAATTTCTGCGAGCGCCACACTGTTTGGCTGCGTCGTCGCCGAGGTGGGCAGTGAGGAGACAGCAGTGGTGTTGAGCAGCACCGTTGGTGTCGCTGGCAGCGTGACCTGGGTTGGGTTGCTGCCCACCACGCAGCGTCCAAACCACCAGGCGCAGGTATCCGGGTACAAATCCTGCTCGAGCTTGGCGATATCCACCACCTTATTCAATCGCTGAATATTCGAGTTGCGCGAAACCAGGCCGCGCTGCTCTTGTGGCGAGTACATCGCGATCTTCTCTTCGGCATCGAACATGGCAGGTTGCAAGCTGCGCGCACCTTCGATGGCGTAGATTTTGACGGTGCCACCGGTGAGACCGGAAACGGTGATGCCGTTGTTGCTGAAGACGCTGAAGATGTTGGTGGTCACATATTCATAGCCCGTGTTAAGTGGATTCGACGGGCTGCCCGCAATCGGGATGGTGGGCGTCGTTTCGGTGATGGCATTTTGCGCCTGGCTGAAATCTTTGCCTGCCAGCGAAACGGTGCCAGTTGCGCTATTGCCGCTCACCACGATGAGCAGGCGCGAGCCGGTATACACGCTAGAGCCTGATACGGCATCGGGCTGAATGGTTGGATTGGCCCCAGCGCCGATGCTGGCGACTGTGCCACTGAAAATTAATACCTCGCCGGGATTGGTGAGGCTTTCGAGTTGGACGCCTATACGGCCAAGAACCGCCGCTGTATTTGACATCGCTTTCTCCTTGTAGCAAAGAAGCGGTGCCTGTGATAGCGACGCGCTTGACCGTGTTTATGTAGTGCTTTGTTTAGCCTGGCATTGCCTGCACAGGAGGGGTGATCTGGCCGCCATCTGGCAGGGACACCTGTTCGGGACCGCCAGCTTCTCCTACGATGGCTAGCCCGGCGCTGGCAGGGAGTACTTCGCCACCATTGGGAGATGACGGCGGCGGCGCAGCATCTGGCAATGGCTCGATAGCGCCGATGTTGCCAGCGGCATCGAGATAGACGCGGTGCCCCCGGGGCAATTCTGCTGCTACAAACGGGATGTGTCCGCTCTCATCGACTTCATACCAGCCTTCAATGAGGTTTTTCATGACCTTGCTCCTTTATGGCACCACCTGCACCGCGTATTCGTAGCGCACGCGCAGGAGCTGCTTATAATAGCGCCACCATTGGCCGTTGCGAAAAATATAGCTGCGCTTGCCATGTCCTTCCAGGCCGGAATAACGCACGCCCAGCGTCGCAAGCTGTGCGCTGGCATGAAAGGCCGCCGTCAGCGAATCGCGAATGCCTGCCAGGTTCTGTTCAGTGGTTTGTTTATTGGTCAAATCCAGGCAGATCTCGATCAAAAAGAGCTGGCTATCATCGATTTTGCCGCCCAGGATTGCGCCATTGCCGGTGGTCATGCGCTGCGTCAGGTCGTCGAACTGCGTGATCTCGCAGGTCGGCGTGAGTCCGGTAAGATCGGGAAAGGTGCCGATAATCACCGAGGAGGCCTGGAAGAAGGTACTTCCACTGACCTGCAGGCCCTGGCATTTGCTCTGGATCGCCTGCATGATGCCGTAGGTATTGCCTGCCATTACACGCCTCCTAGAATGCTTATCACCGCGTTTTGCAAGAGTTCCATGCCCTCCCCGGATTGCGCGACCTCGTTCATGGCATCCTCCAGGTAGTGCGCAGCCGGGTCATTCGGGAACATCCTACCCAGCGAGTCGGGACCTTTGAAACCGTATTCGCGCCGGTGCGCGTAGGGTAGATCGCTGCCCACCTGGATCTCATACGGACTGTCAGCGACCTGGTACAGGCTCTCGGCAAGCGCGCCCGTCGGATTCATGAAGCGCTCCCAGGTGTTGGCCTGCGCTCGCTCAACGATCAGGGCTGCCACCCCGGATGCAGCCTGCTGCACGCGCTGGTCGAGTAGCACGCCCAATCCGGCGAGCATGGCAATCTCTTTCAGGCTGTCCGGGTCCCAACTCAGTGCAAACATTACTTACCCACCATCCGATCTGCCGCGATCTCCCAGTGTCCGTCTGGAAACGACTCCGGGTCATTAATCACGCGGTACTTGGCGAGTGTGCCGGTCGTCGGGTCGGTGTTCGCCTCGTCCTGGAGCAGATCGCCCTGTTGAAAGCTCACGCCTGCGGCCAGGGTGTAAAGCCAGTAGCGAAAGTATGGTGCCTGGCCGCCGTGATAGGCCGCCTCCTGGACGCTCATATTGTCTTTTTGAAATGGCAGGTGCTGCGCGATCTGCGTTCCGCCCCGGTAAAGTGAGCATTTGATGTCCTGGCTCATGGATGACGTCTCCGCTCGCGATGAATATCCTGCCAGATGGCAAGTGCAACGAGCAGGCTCATGAAGATAAAAGTTTCCAGCATAGCATTAAATCTCCGCCCACACCATCGATACCACAAAGTTATTCGCGCCGGAGGTGTTCACCAATGCCTCGAAGCCGCCTGCCGTTCCAGGCGGAATGACCAGCACTGCGCCAGCAGGGATGAATTCCAGTTCCTGGTTGCCGGTGATCGTCTGGACATCAGTTGTCGTGCCATCGGCTGTACGCACCGTTGCCGTTGCAGTCACTGAAACAACGGAGGCACCGCCGCCTGTCAAGAAATTGGTCACAGATGGTGTGACGCCACTTAGAGCCGGGTCGGCTGTCGTCTGCTGCAACTGGTGGAACGCTGCGCTGGTCGTTGCCAGCTTAATCGAAAAGATGACGATCTTCTTCGTCGTCTGCGTGGCCGGGTTGAACAGCGACATGCCAACGAGTCCGGCTGCTGATGCGGTTTGTTTGCCAGTACTGGCGCGAAACAGCTTGCCAGCATTTGCCAGATACCGCATCCAATCCGACGTGGATGCAGCGCCGCCAAAGCCAGTGAGCCTATCCATCGTGCTGCCGTTCCACAGGGCAGGGGATTCAGCGACAATATTGGCGGCTGCCATGCCGTCCTGGGTCGCGCTGCGTTCGATGTAGTATTTCCCATCAACCGGGTTGTACAGTGCCTCCTCTTCAATGCCGATGCCTGTTGCGATGAAACCGTTGAGACCGGGGCCAAGTGGCGCATGCTGATCCCACTCAACAGTTGCGTTCTGATTGTGCGCAAATTGTGTTGCGAACTGGAGAGGAACGCTGGTCGAACCGGGCGTGTAGGATGTCGCAACATAATTGGCTTCAGGATTCGCTCCTGCCCTGTCGAGCAGAATTTGCATGCCCTTGTCCAGCGTCGCTGGCGCGCTGGAGAGCGTGAGGTTTGTCGAACCTGCTGCCAGCGGATTGTTGCTAATGGTGCCACTGCCAATGCCTTTCGCTTGCAGGTTGCGCGCCCGGTCGAATTGCAGGCCAGAGAGCGCCGAACCATTCGCAAGCGGATTCCCATTCCACTCATATTCAGCAGCAACCGCCGTTCCAGCGCCGGACGCGCCATCCCTTTCGCCATTGGCGCTGCGATCAAATTCAAAAACGCCGCTCACCTGATTATAGAGATAGGTTGCCGATGGAGAGAGGCCGGTGGCCGCCGCGTTATCACCGACAGTGGCATCACGCGCCTGGTTGTAGTGAAACCAGGTGAGTGTTTGCCCTGATGTATGGCTGTTTTTGAAAATGCCGTTCACGTGCGTGCCATCAGGAACCGCCAGGATTTCCACGTACTCCGGGTTATCCTGGGTCAGCACCATATCGCCAATTTTGAGATTGGCGCTTGATGCTACCTGGACGTTTTGCGCGCTCGCGCTTCCGGTGACATTCTGCCCAAAGGTCGTGGTGAGTGCAGGCCCTGCAAGCTGCTGCGTTCCGGTTGCGACCCCAACTGCCGGGATGCCGTCAAAGCCGGTTCCACGTTGCCTATCCAGGTTGCCGGATGGATTCAGGATTTGCGCGATGCCGCCGGTGAGCAGGCCATACTGGGAGCTTTGTGGAACCTGGTTGTCGCTATTATGGAACGGCGCAACGTAGGCAGGCCGCATGTTGGTTCCATCGGTGAATCCTGCCGCTGTGCCGCTGTTTGGAAAAGGATTTCCATACGTCGATGAGGTGCCACCCCCACCACCGCCGCCAGCAGGCGTATCCAAAACCGCATATTTTTTGCCGTCTGCTCCAGTGATGATCGAGTTGACATGCACCGGGAGCGCCTGTCCAAGCGTGTCTGACCAGAGCGCCAAAACCGCTCGATAATTGTCATCAACAGGAATCTGCCCGTTGCTCATGTCCGCCTCCTATATCGCTCGCAGATCTCCTCCGCCCGCATGGCATACAGAGTCTTGCCTGTTCGTTCACTGATAAAGCGCTGCCTGCGCTTGCCCATGGATTGCTCGATCACCCCTGCTGCATTGAAGAAGGCCATCAGCTCGTCGGCCAGGAAATAGGCTGTGGCATCCTTGAGGTCATCTGGCACGCTCGCATAGCCTGCAATGTAGGTTGTGCGCAGCAGACCTTGCGGAATGATAATCGTGCCGATGCGGAAGCGGTAGAACCCGGCTGCCGGGTCAATGGCAACGCTGGTCTGATCGATAGGAATGTAGATGTTATCGAAGCTGTAGGCATGCTCGATCTTGCTGATGGAGACAATGGGATACTGCTTCAAAAACACGAGCCGCGTAAAATCTGAACCTTTCGCCAGCATGGGCACGTGCGCGAGCGCGATCTGTGCCTCCTGGGTGAAGGCCTCGGCATAGACATCGCTGTTCGATGATTTGCCTGCCTCATCCACTTCCTGGTAGCAGCCCACCACTGCTGCGCCCTGGGCATGCGAAAATGCTGCCGGAGTCGCGAGGGTGAGCGTGCCAGGATAGGGCGGGCTGTAGCTGGAAACGCTGACGCCGCCGGGGACGACTGGGAGAATCTCTTGCAGCCCGCCAGTATCGACAATCACCGCGTTCTCAGCCAGGTTGTCGAAGCCCAGCGTCGATGCTACCGGTAGCGATATCCCGCCCGCTGCAATGCCGCCTGTACCGACCGTTGTGCTTTGTGGAGCCTGCACGCGCTTGCGACACGTGCTATCCACGCGGCTGGAGGCTTTAAACAGCAGCTTGTCCAGCACGCCGGTCCCGAGCTGGCTGATCTGGCTGGCCAGCGCGAGACCAATCGGATGCTCATTCAACTCATTTGTAGAAAGGTACAGGCGCGGCATCGAGGACTATTCCTCCGTCCACTCAATCGCGATATCGATGAGTGTGGCATTCGAGATCGCGACGCCGTTCAAGTTGAGCGCAAAGACGCTGTTCGCCCCGCGCAGCACGACCGCTCTTGCGCCAGGCCGGTTGCCAAATTCCCACACCAGCCGGTCAGGCTGGGCTGGTGTGCCGGTGAGCGCCAGAAGGTATTTGTCAGCGCGAATTGTGCCAATAGCATTGCCCAGCGTCGGGTTGGCCGTATACGCGGCCACAATCGCCGTCGCCGCCGGGTCATTTGGATCGAGCGGGATTGCCGAGGGATTGGTTTTGGTCCCGGCGCTGTCCGCCGTTGAGCGCAGGATGCCCAGCACATCCAGGTACATGGCGGCAGTGGCAATCGTGCCGCTGAACTCCACACGCGAGAGACGAATCACCTTAGAGGCGCTGCCGGTGAGCGTGAAGAGATCGGTGCATCCGGTGACAGCCGCGAGCGCAGTAATGGCCGCCCGATAGGTGGCTTTCTGGCCATCTACCAGCGCGTAAATCTGTGGCGCAACATACAGGCCGGTAACCGGATCGACCTGCTGACTGCCAGACTGTGGCACAGCAAAGCCTGAGCCAGGTGTGATGACCGCCGCCGGAACGGGATTGTAATTTCCGTCGCGCGGCACTCCTACAGTACCCATGAGGCGTTACCCTCCGTTCACTTTCTCAGAAGGGGCGGAAGCGGAGGCCGCGCGCTCCTGAACACGTTTCGCTTTTTTCTGTTTCGCCGCGTAGGCGTCCTGCTCGTCGGCGCTTGCCAGGCGGAAGCTATGATGCGCTATCAACTCCTCGGCATCGCGGGAGGTGATTAGCTCGTCGCCTGCCTCCACCGCACAAAAATGCTCAACAATTGAGTAGCGACGCGCTTCAGCGCTTCTGCCTTCAATGATCCCGGCTGGCAGCGCAATCTCACCGCTGCTGCCAGCCTCAGAGTAGAGCAGGATCATGCTAGTTGCTCCTCACGCGGCAGAGCTTGGCCGCAAACGTCGGAGCGCGCATGGCGTAGGTCATGTCAGCCGTGAGCGCGAGCTGCGTGGTACGCGCATTGACCGGGGCCAGGAACTGGGTGCTGATCTCATTGAGCACCGGCACCAGGCTGAACTCGGGGTTGCGCGAGACCAGGAAAATGTCGCTGATGTTCTGGCCAGCAACGGCATTGCGCGGGAAGGTAACACCATCGGGAACCGCAGCCGGGCCTGAGGTCGCAATCGTCACCGCATACGCTGTAGAGGTCTGAGAAGGCACGACCGGCAGGCCGGTATCGACCCAGCTTGTGATGGGTGTATCGGTGTTATCTAGCGCCGAGACCACTGCATACAGTGACTCAGTACCGGAGGCACTGCTGGAAGCGTTGGAGCGATGGATGCGATAGGCCAGCACGCGAATCGCGTTGCCATACACATCGGTCAGGCTGGGCGTCGTCCAGGAGACCAGTACGTTGTGACCTGCCGTCGGGGTGACGCTCACTTCAGTACTGGCGGTGGTGATGCCATATTCGGTCACCGCTTCGACCTGGTAGTAGTAGGCCTGGTTCAAGAGCTGCGAACCGGAGCCGCCATTATCGGAGACCGAGACCGTTGTCATTGCGCCGACGTTATCGAGGAAGCTGGTCTCCATGATTGGAATGCCGCGATAGGTCATCACCTCTACACCGGCATCGATTCCTGAATCAACGACTGCCTGGCCGGGGATGCCATAGTCATCGCGAGCGAACATTTTGTACGCGCCCACCCAGCGCTGCTGGTTGACGAAGAGGCCGTTTAAGCGGCTCTGCATCTTCGGGCTGACCAGGAAACACCAGTCGCCGTTGGAAAGCTGGGTCGCAGCGACGCCCTTGATGGCATCGATCATGGCGTCCAGCATCGCGAGTGTGACAATGGCGTTTCCGCCATCGATCTTGTTGGGGCTGGCTGTCAGCAGGTCGAGACCATCCCACTGGGGGCGCTTGGTATTGAGCGTCGCGCCAGACGAGCCGTACAGGTGAAAAATTTCTTCCAGCCAGGCCATCGAGAGCGCAGCGCCCATGATTTCGAGGTCGTAAATGTTACCGTTCACCCGGGCAACCTGCGCGGTGAACTTCGCAATATCGAGCTGGGATTGCGTATGCTTGATGGGGAAGTTTTTCTGCGTATAGGTAGAGGCCGTTGCGACCACATCGGTCGTACTTGGGCTTTCTGTGGTGGCCTGGGCTTTGGGCAGCGCGGTGCGCTGGTTGAAGTAGTAAATGTCTGATTCCCAGGTTTTACGCGGGAAGACGCGGCGCAGCGGGGCAAACTTGCGCACTCCTTCAAAGAGGAGTCGATCAATCAGTTTGGGCGTTAAATTGGTGCCGCCGCCTGCCAGGTTAAAGGTCTCGCGAATGTCGCTCAGTGTCGGCATCGCCTGTCACTCCTTGTGAAGTCATGCGGTGCCTTGTGATAGCGACGCGCTTTTAAAACAATCAGGTGGCGCTTAGAACGCCTGGTATTTCTCCTCGATCATGGCGCTGGCCGTCTGCGCCAGCTCATTCACCAGCCACTCCACGTTAATCTCCGGCGGAATGGGATAGCTGCGATCAGCCAGGCGTGCCCAGTCGATCTCGGAAAATTTTTCACGCAGGTAATCGCCATTACGGTACTTGACGACGCCAGGCCGACCTGGTTCCTGCTGGGGCTGTGTAACCGGCGTCTGCCAGACAGGCGCTGCGCTGCCGAGGCCGACGTTTGCGCCTTCGACCAGGCTGCGCCGCTGAGGAGCGGGCTGCGCTGGAACCTGGGCAGGCTGGCGGGCCTCCTTGAGCGCGCGCATTTCCTCTTTGAGGGCGGTTAGCTCCTCTTCCAGAATCTGGGCCTTCGTTTTGGGTGCCTCCACCTTGTAGCCCGCAGCCTCAAGGAGGCGGGCTGCTTCCTGTGGTGTCATAGATTTGGTCTCCTTGAGGGTCGAAGTCCGGGGCGCGGACTCCATGTCGTTGTCGTTGTCCGGGACAAGTGGCGCGGCGCTGTGTTTGCTTCCTGCACCCTCGCACTGCTTGCCCAGCGCACGTGCCAGGTGATCGTGCGCCACATCGAGATGACCGTCGTTTTTGCCGTTGAGCGTGCGTCCTGCTTCCGAGAGCAGGCGCTGCCCATAGGCGCTTTCGGCGCTGGGTGCGCAACTGCGGCCCTGCACCATCGCGATGCGGTCATGCGCCTCCTGCATAGCGCTTACATGCTCGGGAGAGCCAGCCGCGCTGGTCGCCGGGTCCATGTTGGCGCGTGGCGGAAGCGGCATCATTTTTTGCTGGTAGCCATCCGCCGTCTGGCTGCCATCAGTCCCTTGCGAGACGCCGCTGGTGAGGGGGCTGAGCGCCTCTTCCGTGATGACCGAGGACTGCGCGCCATCAGCCGGTGTGGTTGCGCCTGGCACCGGTGTTGTCGCCGCGTCCGCCTTCTGCTGAGATTTTGTTGCCATCGCAACCTCCAGAATGGGTATTTCGGAAAGATCAAAGGCCTCGGCAAGTCCGGGGCGATCCGCAGATTCCAGAATGACCTGGTTGATACGGGCCGTCTTGCTGAGGCCTGGATTGGTGGTGATATCGATGCCGTTGAGCGTCAGCCGTTCGCCTGCACGCTCCACCACCTGGGGAACGCCGCGCGTGCGATCTATGCACAGGTCTGCCCCGGATGCGCGCAGCGAGACAGTAGTGAGATATTCATAGGCGGCCAGCGCTGCGATATCGCGCCCGGCGGCTGTATCCGGAATGTCAATGGTGGCATAGCCTTTTGTGCCTTCCTGCCAGATCTCGGTGACGCGGCCAACCAGATCGCGTGAATTATCCTCGTCCGCCTTGCCATGAGAAATAAAGCAAGTGATGGGCAAGGCATTCGGATCGGCCAGGTCGGTCTGGGCATTGCGAATCAGCTTCTCGACGGTTTCACGCGGATACTGTCTGCCATTGAGCGAGATCGCGTCGTTTTCAATCCAGCACACCTTGAGACGCGCCACGCGGGGCTTGGGTGTGAAGCCGTCGGCATTTCCCCCGACCACGACCGTAGTGCTTTCTTTGGCCTTGCCATCCTCACCGTCCTTTTGCCAGCTATCGGGCAGTTTGAACCCCTTGCGTTTAGCGATGGCGATGATTTTGCGTTTGACGGCCTCGGGATCGTCGGCGTGGCCAATCAGGCGGGCGGCATTGTAGACGTCTTGCTGGGTAAGGATGGGAAACGAGCGGTGCGGACCGGCAAAATCGGAGGCATCCATAGTGGCGCGGTCTTTTTGCGAGTAGTAGCGCTCATAGTCAACCAGGGCCTCCTTGGATTCGGGAAGCCAGGTGGTAGGGGTCGCTGGTGTGGTCATCGCCGCTTGCCTCGCTGTGTAAAAGGATCAGCGCGGCAACAAAAAACCGCGCTGGAAAAGCGCGGCTCAAAGGCTCTACTGCGCGGCTCTATGGCTCAAAGTTCTAC